TTTATTTTCTTTACTCAATCTAGATTTTTGAGTCTTTGCTCTGATAATATTTCCAACAACTTCAGTGCCATCTTTTTCTTTTGATTTGGAAAGATATACAATGGTTGATGATGCATATTGCAATCCACTTCCACCTGACATTTGCTTGCCAACATACTGACTCATACTTTCATAGGTATGATTTGTCACTAGCATCGGAATCTTTGCTTGACCCAACTTGAGAGTTAGCATACGGAAAGCACCTTTAATCAGTTGGGCCTTCGTCATATCACGAGTATCCTTTTCAGCAAGAGCATCATTGATTTCTTTGTTTGTAGAAAGCATTCCCAAAGAATCCAATACAAAGATACAGGGATTGCGTTCCTCCTCCTTTTTCTTCAAGTAAATATCAACTGCTTTAAGTGCTTTTGTCCGAAACTCTTCAACAGTTACAACATTGACGACCACCAAGCGAGTTGTATCAATATTTCTGCTCTCCAATAAGGCTTTAGTAATTGCGGATTCAGTGTCAAAATACAGACAATATCCAGTAGGATTATTATCAAGAAAATTTTTGACAACTGCCAAACTAAAGAAAGTTTTACCAGTGCTAGTCTCACCAGCGATGGCAGTAATCTTATTCCCAGAAACCCCACCAAATATACTACCAGATACAAGAGCGTTAAAAATGTATGAACCTGCATCCACATAAGTTTCCGTCTCATTAATATCTGATGCAAGTTGTGTGTAGTCTCCACCAATTTCCTTTACGATGTCTTTTAAAAAATCCATAATACCTCTATACAAAAAATGATTCTAATGTTGCGTATTCTTCACAATTCCATCCAATACAATTTAATATAGTTTTAATTGGATCTAAAAAAGATTTTTGAAATTGTAAATTGTAATCAATATACTTAGCAAGATCTAATTCTGTTGGAAAATTCTGAATAAATGATATGACATTTTCATGAATTGGATTCGGAACTTGAAGATAACAAAATTTTATCTTTTCACCATTACCTATCATGGCATACTTCTTGTCTAGATTGTTTTTCTTTATGTAATGATTATACAAAAGGCAACCTCTAGTGTGAATAGGAGTTCCTTTTGCATAAATTGAATTCAATGATTTATATTTCCCTACATCACTAATGGATCGGGGAAACGAAATTTCTTCTGGAGAAAAGTCTTTAAATTTTATCTTGCATTGAGCTACAAATTTAATTACATCTGATTCAGTTCCACTCATGATTAATTTTAACACATCTTTAATCATTTGTCTACATGGTGCTGGGGTTGAAGATTTTACTGCTTCAATACCCATGATTTTAAGTTTAGGTTCCGAATAACGAACACCTTCACTGTCCCAAACATTAAGAATATAACGTTTCTTTGCAGTCCAAATTCCACGATCAGCAATACACTCTCGTTTCATCTGCATTTTTTGTTGATAAGAATTCAAATATTTTGCCAATTCTTCATAAGAATTTTCAATATAATTTTCTAGTTCTACACTACAAATCTTATCAAGAAACGAGACAACGCTTTCAGTAGTTTTCTCTCTACCTTTGTATACCTTTTGAACTAGATCATCAAGACAAAGATATACAGAATCAGTATCAGAGGCAATAATATAATCTTTACCTTCTGTTTTCAGAATTTTATTTAAATATTGATTAAGTTTGTTTTCAATCCAACGAATTGCAACTTGCCCCGAAGTTGTAATTGCTTCAGCATTTTCAAGTTTATAATATCTAAAGTATTGATTACCAACAGCGCCATAAGCAGAATTCAATTGAATTTTTTTTGCAAGTTGAAAAATTTTTGCCTTAGAAATTGTATTTTTTAATTTGGCATCTTTAGTGTTTTCATATTCTTGTTCAGTTGCTAGTTGAAGTTTTTTCCAATTCACCCGCTCATCGTATTTGGATTGCATTAGTTGGGGAAGAAACCCGTAAATGTCTTTACGATACATTGCTCCATTTGGACACACTGCATAATCAGAATATTCGCTCAAATCAATTTGTTGTGCCAAAACTTTTTCCACATTGATTCCATTGACACGATCTGGCATCAAAGTTTCAGGACTAATGTTTGATTGCATAATCAAATGAGGATATAGACTATTCAAGTCAAAACTCACCACCCAATTATAAATCCCAGGAATTGGTTCCTTTACATATGCACCCTCATACTTCTCATCTTTGTCTGCATCCTCATTGGGGGGAATTACAATATTTTTCTTTTTCAAAAAATTATAGATAATCGCATCCCAAGTACGAACTTGATAGAATACGTCATTAAAATTTACTTTAGCATCAAATGCCATAGTAACAGCAAGTTCAATTAGTTTCATCTTATCCTCTAAGCGATCCACAAGTTGAACGTCTTTGATGTTATATTCAATATACTTTTGCCAATTATTTGTGTAGAAATCTTTAAAAGTATCGTATTCACTGTGATCTAGTTTCTTTTCTCCAAGTTCAACAAAAGCAATGTGATCGAGTCGATAAGATTCTTGATTAGTATAAGTAAATTTTTTATACAGATCAAGATAATCAAGAACAGTGATTCCAGAAATATCAAAAAATATCTGTAATTGTCCTTTAGTATAAACTTCTTTTTCTACAACAATTTTCCAAGGTGAAAGGCACTTCATTTCCTTAGTCCCTAGAACCTTTTGAAGTCTACCTACAATGTATGGAATATCATAAAATTGACAGTTCCATCCAGTAATAACTTCTGGAGGATTGTTCTCCCACCAAATTAAAAATCTAGTAAGAAGATCCTTCTCACTCCAACATTCTTGATATATTATGTTTGGATTAGTATTATTAAATTGACCAATTCCCCAAGTAAATATTTTCTTACTTCCATAATCTTGAATAGTAATAGCAAGAATTTCTTCTATACATTCCTTTACTGTAGGGAATCCATTTTCAGAGGCAACCTCAATATCAATCGTAATTAATTTGATTTTAGTAAGATCAAATTGAATTTCATTCTCTGGATACTTATCAGAAATATATTGATAGATGTATCTGTTGTTTCCATAGATAGTAAAATTTTCTACATCACTATATTTCTTATAGAATTCCCGGCAATCTTTTACTGTTCCGGGTTTAATTGGCTCAACGTATATACCGTCAAGAGTTTTGTATTCAGTTTTATTATTGGATGGTAAATAGAGCGTAGGAGAATACTTCTCTCGATCTATAAAATGTACACCTTCATCATATCCACGAACCAGAAAGTCGTTGCCAACCATCTGGACATTAGTATAAAATCTCAAAAGTAATTACTCCGTTGCATGAAGATACGCTTCCAGGATCGCTGGTTTAGGTTCCACTATTGTAACAATAAACTCAGAAAAAAGCAAGACCTCTGCGTCATCTGTGACAGTTTCATTCCATGGATAAATCTCGTATTTTTTAGTTTCCTCTGTGCATCCGATCCTTACCGTAGGGCGATCTGACCATTCAATTTTTGTTGGCTTATTTTCATAATCGTACAAAAAATCAATCTGATAAGGATTGGTTAATTTGCAATTTGGAAGATTTAATTCATAATCAACTCTAAGTTCTTCAATCTCAGTGATCAACCATTCATTATTCTTCAGTAGAATACACTTGACTACCTTCTGGTCCTGAGGATCCTCCGTCAGTTCCTCCATCATGTCGATCATTTCCTCTTCCATTTTGTTTCTCCAAATAAGAATTTACAACGTCAGCATGTGCATTATACACAGTAATTACCCAGTTTTCTGGGACAAAAAATTGTTTATCAAATGACAAAGGTGCCCAAGGATAAAATAGAATAGAAATTGAAGATCTTTCCTCATCAATTAAGATTTCTGGATCAGATAATTTAACAATGTATGGTTTATCAAATTGATAACCAACTGTACGTTTTTCTCCAGTATTAGGATCTTCTGTAATTATTTCTTTGATATCAGAAATTACATCTTCTCCAGACTTAAGCATTGCAATTTTAATAGACATAACCCTCCAAAGATAAACTTGCGTCTTCTATTTTCTTTATGTAACTTGATAATTTTTCAAGATATCCGTTATTTCGTAATTCTTTGAATACCAAATTTTCAATTGAAAATTCACCACCTTTACGAATTGCAGAAGAACGCATATCCCTGAGCTTTTCTTTTAATTTTTTAAACTCATCTAAATCATCTGATCTGTTTTTGATAAGAAAATCTATCGTATCTATCATAGCACGAGTTTTGCTTTTTAGCAAGGTCTCGTCAATACCTTCTGTCATTTTTTTAGGAAGCACCAACCATTTATCAAATTTGACAGAATATACTCCTTGATTTGCTGGTCTTGACAATCCTTCTTCTTCGGCATAAAGTTCTACATCATGACCATATATTTGAATACTATGCGTCAATGCCCAAAGTTGTTTTTTATCTTTAAGGAAATCGTCAATAAGATCAGGACAATTTGGCAATTTATTTTTATTCACAACTAAGTGAAGATCAATATCTGAAAATTCTGTGTAGTTATAGTTTGCATTCCCCCCAACAAAAATTATATCTCTAATTGCAGGTTCTGGGATACTAGAAAATTTCGCCCACTCTCTTGCAATTTGAATTAATCTCATTTTAACTTTTGAATCTAATTTATTATTAGTCCAAAATTTTGAATTAAGATTCTCGTGATATTTGAACGTTAATTTTTGTTGAGTAAATTCTTGTAAGTTCATTATTTGTACTTATAAAAAAAAGGAGAAGCGATGATAGTAGCCATCCTTCTCCTTTGCGGCGACGATATTCAGAACTATTTATCTTCAAGTAATAGTTCGGGTTTTCCTGCACCAATAGTATAAGTTGTTTTCTTCTGATGTTCAGAAACAATTTTTTCTAAAGAGATCGTAAGAAGACCATTTTCATAATCAACATTAGCAACTCTTACTTCCTCTGCCAATTGCCAGGTTCTACTAAAAGAACGCTTGGATAATCCTCTATGAAGATACTCTCTCTCAGGATCTTGTACCTCAAATGAGCTGGCAACTTTGAGAACATTCTGCTCTGTTGAGACTTCAATTTCCTCTTGCTTAAATCCTGCAAGAGCGACTTCCACCGAGTAATTATTACTGTCATGTTTAATAAGATTATATGGGGGGTAGTTGGTAGTGTTTTTACTCATTGAAGCATCAATTCTACCGAGCCAACCATCCATGCCTACACTATACTTATCAATTTCATTCAATAACTCGACCATGTTTGACGTATTATATTTTTTTGTAACTTGATACATGATAGACCTCCTAAAGCGTCTTTGTTTAATTTGTCCCCGAAGGCGACATGTTATATAGTCTTTGACATTAAAAATGGAGGTGTTGAATCCTCCATTAACTTATACGGTTTCTACCGCTTTCTTTTTACCAATATTATATTTTGTTTCTAAAATCCACTCTCCCTTGTCTTTAAAAGATAATACCTTAATTTGATTGAGGGGGGCAATATCAGTAATTGATTCTGGAGATAAAACAGTAACCAATCCCCAATCTGCAATGAGTTGAGTAATACGATTACGACGTTGAACATCGTTTACCGTTAGGTTTGCATGTTTACCATCAAGAGCAAACAACTCTTTGAAGTGAACAATGTAGTACTTACCCTGCTTGTGCAGAATATGG